GATCCTGAGAGGATATCTGATACAATCTGTGACATCTGATGTGTCTTGCACTGCCTTACAGATGAACGGGATGCCATGCAGTAAGAATCTTCTGATTAAGATGAGACACAGGTTCTATTACGAACTGTCGAACATGATATAAAAGAAGATCCCCAGCTTTAATGCCGGGGATCTTGTTTACTTCCTTAGTCCTGACCTTATCATGGTTTTCAGGAATCCTGTCTTATTCTCTTGACCTTCCAGAGCTTGTATGATGTCAGCGTCCGTTTTCTTGTTCAGTTTGATCGTGATCCTGATCACATTCTCCGCATCATACTTCGCTGATGCTCTTGTGTGTGCTGGGCTTCCCATTGTGCCTCCTGTGTCCTCGTTACCTCCGGGACGGGCTGCTCTTACATTACCTTGCATCTGGTCAGGACCGTCTGCTTCTCGTCCTTATACTCGCTGTGCTCCTTGATGGTTCCGGTCACCTTGAATGTCTCTTTTTGATCCAGAACTGCCGGGTATTTGGATGTCTTCCAGACGATCTTGTTGCCAGCGCTGTCCTTGAAGGTGTGGATGAACATCGTATCGGTACCAAATCCGCGAAAGCTCTTGACCTCAAATCGAGGGGAACCGATATAGGAAAGCTCTGCCTCCAGTTTGTCACCAACATGGCCTACGAACTTACTGATCGCCTTCTCTGCCTTTATGCGCTCTTCCTCGGCCTGCTTCTCGGCAAGGCGTCTCTCGGCCTCAGCCTTCCTCTCAGCCTCGATGCGCTCAGCCTCAGCCTCACGCTTCTGACGCTCTCTCTCAATCTTGGCATCATGCTTCGCCTGATTCTCAGGCGTCATCAGGATCTCGGTCTCCCATGCCCATCCAGATCCGCCGCACTTGAAGCAGACGCCATTGTCCACATGAGACGGGACCAGATGTCCATTGCACACGCCAATGTAGTAGATCCCGTTCTGGTTACCACAGCGGTCACAGGTGACGCGGCGCTTGATCTTGATGTTCCCGTTCTTGAATTCCTTCACAAGAACTGCTCCTTCAGGTACGTTCATCATGCCAATTCCTCCTTTCATGCCTGAGCATACATCTGCTCGTATTCGTCTTTGCTTACGACCTTCTGTGCCAGCATCTCGAATGTCCAATATCCGGTGGTGTCATGCTCCAGATAATCGAACTTCAGTCTGGCGATCTTCTCAGACTCATCGAAGGAATATCCCTTCGCCTGCAGGATCTTGATAGCTCTCATCAGATTGTGGTATGTAAGTCTCTTCATCGTATCCTCCTCTCGTTTGTGTGTCGGTCTGCCTGACATGGATATTATCCCACGTGTCGGTCTGCCTGTCAATATAGAAGGAAAAAGTTTTTTAAATTGCTTCAAAGCCAGCAACCATGCGGAAAGTGGGGAGAGTAGGTGACGCAAAAATAGGTACAATTACCATAGAAGAACCAGATTTCCATGACGCGTATCGCGTGAAACCCGCGTGAATGCGCGTATCGGCGCGTCAAGGCGCGTGATGAAAAGAGATCAAGTAGCCTCAGCTTGCATTCCCAACTTCCCGGATCGGAGAGATCTGGTCCGGGAACCTATCGTGAACAACAGGAGATCGAATGGCTGAAAAGAAAACTTCCAATAGAAGGACAAAAAAAGCACCGCGTGTCCTGATCGATGTCTCTTCTTTTCCTCATGATGAGAAGGGACATGCCATCGTTCCTGATGATTTCTTTGACGAGCATCTGAAAGAACTTCCTGACATGACCAAAAGCCAGAACGGTAGGATCGCACATTATGGTGGCGTCCTTATTCCATTAGGAGCAAATCCTGACCGTGACAAGGAGATCCACAAAGCAGGTGGGGAAGCCTTGCAAGCAAAGTTAAAGCAGAGGCAGTCCTTCTCGGATATGTTCGATGTATTACTCCGCAAAAAGGATGAGAATGGCATCACTTATCAGGAGAAAATCGCTCTTGCAATGATGGATAAAGCCAGCACAGGTGATACAAAAGCGGCAGTCTTCGTCAGAGATACGACAGGTGAGATGCCTGTCAGCAAGCAGATGATCACCGCAGACGTCACAACAGAGGCAGACAGAGCACTGATGGAGAAGCTCAGCAGGAGACTGCAGGAGCAGGCAGCAGAGCATAAAAGTTAACGATATTTCGATATAGTAGGTATCAAAATTCTCGGAGTTATACACGACATACCGTTAACGAAAATACGTATAGAATAGGCTGAAAGGCAGTAACCACAAGGGATTGAAGGACATTACAACTATTCGCAAAACAATTATTTGACGAAGAGTTAGTCCTGCTGCCGATTCCGAATACCGATTACGGGATACCGGGGTATATTTTCCCCCGAATTTTTTGAGGGCATAAAAGGCCGGGGATTTTTTTGGAGGAGATCTTTCCCAGAGCAGATCCTGCAGGACCGGACGGGTACCCTCCCCCGGACACCCGGCGCGCGGGTCCCATCGCGAGACTGGGAGGAGGGTTACGCCCCGCAAAATTTTTTCAATTTTTAGAATCGAGGAACCATGAACCGATACCATAGGCCGATGGCGAGACAGGAAGAAAAAGGGATAAGTAAGGCAAGCGTACAGAAGGGGAATAGCCTGCCGAATCTGAAGATGGCAACAGGGGCGTTTAATCCGACACCCACGAATCCGAATAGACTTCCTGCTGGGAGACAGACGAGCGATAAAGTGAAGGGCATGGTAGACGGGTTCACGATTAAGAGAGCTGATAGGACGATGGGGCAGAATGTCGCAGATCAGATAAGGCGGAAGGCGAAGCGAGCTAAATGAACATCAAGGAACTCCGGGACAAAGAACTTGAATACTGTAGAGACCACCCGGTGTACTTTGTTGAGAACTACGGTCACATAGAAGACCGGAATAAGGTTGAGATCATACAACCGTTTGCACTTTGGAAAGAGCAGAAGGAAGCGCTTGAGGGTATCCAGAACCATAAGAGGACGATCATCCTAAAGGCGAGACAGCTAGGGATATCGTGGTTGGTACTTCATTATGCGGCGTGGATGTTAGTGACGATGAAGGGAAGGCTGGTCATTGGACTATCGAAGTCCGAGACCGAAGCGATGGAACTCATCCGAAGGATCGCCACTGTGATTTTAAGGAACATGCCAGAACTTATAGCCGAGAAAGGAAATATCCCGGAAGGCTGGACAGGCCCTTGGTTTGAAAACACCGCATTGGTATTAAAGGTACATCATCCTGACGGCGCAGATAGTACGTTTCAGTGCTTTGCTTCTTCAGAGAATGCGGCTCGATCATTTACTGCGGATTTACTGATATTTGATGAATGGGCTTTCCAGCAGTTTGACAGGAGTATATGGCAGGCGGCGTATCCGGTCATAAACCGGGCGAATAGTGGTCAGGTAGTCGGTGTATCGACCATCAAAAGGGGATCACTGTTTGAGGAGCTGTTCACCACGGAGAATAACTTTTACAAGATCTTCATCCCGTGGTCAGCGGATCCTTCAAGGGATCAGAAATGGTATGACGAGACCAAGAAGGAGATGGGTGACCTGATGCAGGCGGAGTATCCCGCCACGATTGAGGAAGCCTTAACGGTTCCCGGAGGAGCGTTCTTCCCGGAGGTCACGGATGAATCGATTCTGTCGGAAGATACGCTGAAGCAGAACACGGTTGACTACTTCGTGATGGACTATGGGTTAGATATGTTAGCCGGGTACTTCGTGAAGAGGGATGCCTTTGGAAACGCCCAGATTGACCTTGAGATCTATGAAAGTAATCTGACGGTCAGTGATGCGGCAAGTTTGATAAAGGATTTAGCGAAGGACTATCAGTGCGTACAGTACCTCGCACCCCCGGATCTGTGGAACCGGAGTCCTCAAACGGGTAAAAGCATTGCTCTTCTGTTTAATGAGCAGGGTATCAACCTTACCAAGGTAAATAACGACATTGCAGCCGGGTGTCTGGCATTAAAAGAGTATTTAAGTCATGGGGATGCCGGGAAGTCCAAGCTGACTATAAGGACAATAAACGGCAAGAATGTAGCACCAAACTTACTGCGGTGCCTGAAAAAGATACAACATGACGAGCGAAGACCAAATATATACGCTAAACAGCCTCATGAACTGACCCATGCCGTGGATGCAGCCCGGTATTTCGCAATTTATTGGACATCTGGCGCGCAGAATGCGGTGAACGAGAAGAGAGTTAAGTGGCGTGAAGACCAATGGGAAGACTATGACAATGCTTCCCCGGAAGATAGAGCAAGATTGATCGAAATGTGGGGTAGACCTATCTGATGTTTCGGAGACTGAAGAGGATGGTTAATAAAACACAAGAGAGTAAGACCTTAAGAAAGTGGCGTAGCAGACTTGATACGGCACTCACACGCTATTCTGACGATAGAAAGAAGATGTCAGAGTATGAAGGGTACTATAACGGGGATCGAAACGTCCGCGCTAACCCTAATACACAGAAAGTCCCCACAAAAGTCTCCTCAAATGTCAGGAATATCGTCTACGAACTGATCGAATCACAGGTCGATTCCGCTATCCCCATGCCGAAAGTCCGGGCAATTCACGCCGAAGACGATGAACTTGCCAAGAAAATCGAGCATATGCTTGAAAATAAGGTCAAAACCCTTGGCCTGATAAGGGTAAATGACATCATGGAGCGTATCGTACCCGTTCAGGGTGGTGATTATTTCTATGTTCAGTGGGATAGAAACGCTGGTTTACACAATGAAATCGGTGATTTGAAGGTCACAGAGGTACATCCGAGGAAATTAGTGCCTCAACCGGGCGTTTCCGAGATCGAGGACATGGATTACTTCTTCATTCAGGAGGTAATGACCAAAGATAGCGTCAAAAGGACCTATGATGTGGACGTTTCTGACGCTGAAAACGATCAACCGGAGATCATGGGGTACTCCGATGTCAAAAATGAGGACATCGTGACCGTAAATACCGCGATTTATAAGAATGATAACGGCGGAGTCGGGTGTTATGCATGGTGTGACACCTATGAACTTGTCGATATCGAGGACTATCAGGCCAGACAGCTTGACAGATGTACCAAATGTGGTGCTGTCATGCAACATGGTGTGTGTCCTGAATGCGGGAACAAAAAATCAAAGAAAATGCCAGAGGATTATGAGGAACTTGTCTCTGGTATCGAAGTCCAGATGGATATTACGGGCGCTGATGGCAATAAAGTCAGGCGTCATATCGACCCCTATAGCGAGGAAACCGAGGTTGACGAGAACGGTGTACCTGTTCCGATGACCGATGAGTTTGGAAATATGATGCTCGATGAGACTGGAATGCCTCAAATTAAGGTCAAGAAGGTCCAGAAGAAGATCCCGTACTATAAACCCAATGTTTACCCGGTTGTTTTGAGGAGGAACGTCACAAAGGCAGATAAACTGCTTGGCGGTTCCGATACAGAGATCCTTATCGACCAGCAGGACACCATCAAGAAACTTGGTGACAAGATCAACGAGAAACTTCTCAAGGGCGGTTCCTATATCACTCTCCCTGAAGGGGTAAAGGTCGAACTCAACGACAAGGAACTGAAGATCATCCGTCTTCGGAATGCGGCTGAAGCACAGCTTATTGACGTCAAGAACATCCAGCCTAACGTCCAGAATGACATGCAGTACCTTGAAATGAACTACAACTGGGCAAAGTCCACTTCTGGTATTACAGACTCGTTTCAGGGCAAATATGACGCTTCTGCGACCTCTGGTGTGTCGAAACAGTACGCCATCAATCAGGCTGCTGGTCGTTTGGAATCCAAAAGAACCCTCAAAAATGATGCATGGGCGCAGTTATATGAGATCATGTTCAAATTCTGGCTGGCCTATGCGGATCAGACCACGGAGATCACATCCTCTGATGCAGGCGGACAGACCGTCTATGACGGCCTAAACAGGAAGGATTTCCTGCGTATGGACGCCAATGAGGAGTTTTATTGGGATGACGAGTTTATCTTTGAGACAGATCCCACGTCCACGATGATGCAGAACCGTGAGATGCTCTGGAATCAGACGGATCTTAAACTTCAGTCCGGTGCGTTTGGACCTGTTGGCGATCTTGAGACCTCAAGAGCGTATTGGACGATCCAGAAAGCGAATGGTTATCCGAATGCCTCTATCATCCTTGGTTTGATCGAGGACAGGATTCAGGAACAGCAACAGATGGCTATGGCACAACAGGCCATGATGGGAGGGATGCCCGGTGAAATGCCCCAAATGTAACGTGGATATGAAGATCAAGGACACAACCATTGTTGAGCGTCCCGATGGTTCCTATGCCAAGAGAATGCGGCTCACCTGTGTCACAAAGAAGTGTGAGAACTTCGGAAAAATCGTAGAGACCGTATATCACCCTATTAAGGTCGAAAAAGAGGGGTAACAGCCCGAAAGGGTCAATATATATTCGCAGGAAAAGCGCAAAAATCCAAGGAGTACATTATGAAAAACGCCGAAGCAATGGAACTTAACCTTCAGTTTTTTGCCGAGGAAGGCAGCGTAGAACCGGAAGCCGCTGCACCGGAAACCAGCGAAGAGGTAACCGAAGTCGAAGAGACAGAGGAAGGCGAAGAAACTGCCCCCGCCGAGCAGTCCCCGGAGCTAAACAGTCAGTTTGCGGAAGTCAGGAGGCGAGCGGAAGCCGAAGCTCGTAAGAAATACGAAGCGAAAGCGGAGGCCGACAACAGATGGATCGCAGAACGGTTTAAGGATTATAAGAATCCCGAAACCGGAAGACCTATCACAACCGTAGAAGAGTACCGAGAGGCACTTGCGGCGCAGGATAGGGCAAGGGCAAGAAACCAGATGAGGGAAGCGGGGATAGATCCCGATGTACTTGATCAGGCTATTGCCAATTCCCCGGTCGTAAGACGGGCAGAAGAGATCGAGAGACAGAACCAGCAGCATCAGGTCGAGTCGATGATCAATGAGGACATGAAAGCCATTATTGATTTTGACCCTTCGATCACCAGCGCGGCAGATGTGTACGCACAGCCGAATTGGAACGATGTCATCGGATATTGCCAGAACCATCCCGGTGTAAGGCTTGCCGAGGCATATAAGTTGGTCAACTTCGACAGACTCTCCGAGGCGCGTTTGAAAGCAGGGGAGCAGGCCGCGATCAATCAGGCTAAAGGGAAGGAACACCTGAAGGTCACGACCGGAACGAACAACAAAGACCAGAGTGTTGATATTCCTTCCAATGTCTTGGATATGTGGAAACAGGCATATCCCGACAAGAGCGGTAAGGAACTGAAAGCGCTCTACAATCTGACACTAAACAGAACAGGAGGATAATCCTATGGGAGTAACAATTCGTAACAATACCAAGAATGGTGATATGTGGAATGAGTGGGCAACGATCCTGAACGCTGCGATCTTCGACAGCGATGCCCAGCAGAACAAGTACACGGACCTACTGAACGCGATCGCGAACGTCTCCACGTCCAAGAGGTGGGGCGAGAAGGCAACCACCATCGGCGGACTCGGTGACTATGATGTCAAGACCGAGGGTGAGAACGCTTCCGAAGACACCTTCGTTGAGGGTTACTCGAAGTTTATCGAGCATTACACCTTCGCGAAGACCTTCCTTGTTTCCAAGGAAATGGTCGATGATAACCAGATCGAGGAAGCAAAGGCCAAGGCAATCAACCTTGTGCAGGCTTACAAGAGAAGTCAGGCGAAGTACCTGTCGCAGGCGCTTACCACTTCGGTGGGTAGCACCAAGACCATGACCTTCGGCGGCAAGTCCGGTATCGATATCGGTGGTGCAGACAACCTTGCTCTGTTCAATGCGGCTCACCCGCTCAAGAACAGCTTCAGCGGCTCCGACAACATCACGCAGTCCAACCTGTTCTCGAACGCTCTTGGTAACAACAGCGCGATGCTGAACAGACTTGCGAACATCATGCGTAACTTCAAGGATGATCGCGGTGAAGTCCTCGGCTTTGAGGCGGATACGATCATCATCCCCGGCAACCAGCCTGTGCTGGAAGACACGGTCAAGAAGATCATCGGTTCTGACGGCGAGATCGGCACAAGCAACAACGATATCAACACGCAGCGCGGCAAGTGGCGTCTGGTTGTTGACTATCTGTGGACTCCCGCATCCGGTTCTCCGTACATCCTCATGTCGAGCGAGGCGAACAAGGAACTGCTCGGAACCCGGTTCTTCAACAGAACTGGTCTTGATGTCGAGAACGAGGTCAAGATCGAGAGCAGAAACCTCGTCTACAACGGCTTTGCCCGTTGGAGCGCAGGCTTTACGAACTGGAGACATGTCCTAATGGGCGGCTCCAGTGATGCGAGCGCAACCACGCTGAGCTAATCACAATTCCATGTGGGGGGCGGACAAGTTGCCCGCTCCCCTATATCCGGAGGTTTCTATGAAAATCGGTGACATTATCGAAAACGGAACAAAGAGAGTAACCAAGGTGTTCATCCTGTGCGGCGGGGAAGCCTATCAGACCGAACCTGTGGGCAAGGATTTCAAAGCACCTGAAAAAGATTTCCCCATGAATCCGCCTGTTGAGTCCGAGGAACCTGTCAAAGAGGAACCCAAAAAGACGGTTCGCCGCAGAAAGAAGGCATAAATGTCTTACACATGGCACGATATTAAACTTGCTACGCTACAGAAGATGTTTTCTTCAAATGGTACGGGTCCGATACAGATCGATTCGTCCACGAAGGAATACATCGAGAGCATGCCGCAGGCCGCGAATGAAGGCTTACAGCTTCTTGCGACCGCAGGGAAGTTTATCCTTAAATCCCAGCAGATTGTTGTTCGTGCCATCAAGAACATGCTGACAGACTCCTTTGAGCGGCATTATGTGACGAATGGGCATATCGAGTTTGCCTTTATGGGCGCAAAGTCCTATTACTTCACGGTCATGGGTAGTCAGATCTCCGGTACCGTAACGGTAGGTGAGGGTGAACCCATCGTACTTCATACAGAGGATTCCGAGACGATAGATTCTGACACGGCGTTTACCGTGTTCAAGGGAAACCTTGAGAACCCGGACGGGGAACTTGTGACACTTTCCTTTACCTGTGACTATCCGTTTGAGGTCAGGAATGCATGTCTGTATCCGTACAACTTCCCCACGGATGACGATGTTCCGGTATATGAAGAATATATCCGGTATAATCTTCCGTCCATCATGGACAGTTTCTATCAGCTTTCCGAGAACGATCTGTATTATCAGGGTGAGCGTGGAGACAGTTATATCGCCGCTGATGAGTACTATCAGGAAGCGGATAAGACTCTTGTCATCCCTCGTTCGCAGACCGGGATCTATACGATTTACTACAAGGCATATCCTGAACAGATCACGCAGGAGACCGAGGATGATTATGTCCTTGAACTCGACCCGGAAGTTGCGGCGATCCTTCCCTTGTACATGGCATCCCAGCTTTACAAGGATGATGATAACGCTATTGCAACGGTTTACAGAAATGAATTTGAGGTAGCATTCGACCGCCTGTCGCAGAAGGCAAATATCCAGCGCAAAGAAGAGTTTGAATCCGTTTATGGGTGGTGCTAAATGGCAGTATCCTTTAAGGTCCCGGAATCCCCGGCAATAAGCATATATCAGAACTCATCGTTCCTTGGGTGTGACTTCACTTCTGATGCATCCACGGTCGATGAACTGCGCTCCCCTAACTGCGTGAACATGATTCGCAGTGTACCGGGGAAGGTGCGGAAAAGGTGCGGATACCGCAAGATAGCGGAGTATGGAGCGCATGTCTATGGTGTGCATCATCTTTCCACAACGGATATCTGGCTGGTTCACGCGGGGAATAAGATATATAACCTGTCTGCTCCAAAGGGCGGAGATTGGGTAACGGAAGAAGATGAGGAACTGATTGACTACGATTCCAATAACATCGTATTCCAGAACGGAGATCCTTCAGAGACCATCATCTATGAGGGCATGGCAGAACATAGGTCTGTATCGTTCGAGATTGGCCTGAAACTCGTTATTCTTGACGGGACATACATGTATATCTTTGACGGGACAAACTTCACCAAAGCGTCCACAGCGGCTTATATACCAACACTATTTATCTCCGAGGAACCCGAAGGCGGTTCTGCGGAAGATATATATGAAGCGAGAAACCTTATCCAGCCCGCATGGAAAGAATCGTATTACGTCAAGGCAACGGGAAGCGGCGGCTATGACCCGACAAGAATCGTTGATTTTCAGCTTTCCTACGGCGATCTTGACGATATAGCAGTGCAGGCGTGGGTCATGGATCAGGATGGCGAGATGCAGCCGAAAGAAGAGAACACAGATTTCACGGTTGACCGCGAGGCTGGTGTCGTGACATTCCTTACCGCACCCGGTGCATCCCCTGTCTCCGGTCAGGATAACGTTGTTATTCAGGCATATAAGACGGTTCCCGGTTATGCGGACCGTATCAACCATTGCACCATCGGTGCGCTGTTCGGGGTCAACGGTGCAAACGACAGACTCTTTGTATCGGGTAATCCTGATAAAGGTTATGACGATGAAGGGAATATGTTCACGAATATCAACCGAGATTGGTATTCCGGTCAGTATGACCCGACATATTACCCCGATACGGGATACTCCCAGCTTGGTTCGGATGCGTCCGCCATCATGGGGTACTCCATCATAAATAATTACCTCGCGACACATAAGGACTACAACGAGATGTCGCAATCGGTTCTCATCAGAGAAGGTGATCTGGAAGACGGTAAGCCTGCATTCCGTTTGGTCAACGCTCTTCAGGGAGCGGGTGCGTTTTCCAAATACTGCTTTAACTATCTGGAGGAAGAACCGTTATTCCTTACGAAACTAGGCATCTACGCTATCACGGCGCAGGATATCACGGGTGAGAAGTACGCGCAGAACCGAAGCTATTACCTTGATGGGAAACTTCTTGAGGAGGAGAACATCGAGGAAGCGTTCGCGTATACCTTCCGTGATTTCTATTACCTGTGCCTGAACGATCATGTATATATCCTTGACGGCCTTCAACCTGTCAGAACGGACAAGAACAAACCGTATTCCACAAGGCAGTATGTGGGATTTTATTGGGAGAACGTCCCCGCATCCTGCATGTTTGAACTGAACGGAAACCTGTGCTTCGGTACGCCTGATGGGTATATCTGTAAGTTTTACACGGATAGAAAGGCGCTGGAATCATATAGTTATTTCGCCGTTGTAGACGATGAGGAGACGAGTGTTCCGATCCCTGCGGTATGGGAGACGGCAGATATTTCTGAAAAACTGTTCTATAAAAACAAGAAGTATCGGTATGTTGCGCTGAAGTGTCTCCCGGAACTTGCGTCCTCTGTTCAGATATGGGCGCAGAGACACGGTATTTGGGAGATGCTGAAGGAAGATAACACCACACTTCGGTACTTTGATTTCAGACATATTGATTTCACACACTTTTCCTTCAATGTGGATAACACCGCAAAGGTCCTGTCCACGAAGGCAAGGTTAAGGAAACTCGACCATGTACGCTTTAGGTTTATTAATGAGAACCTCGATGAACCGTTTACCATTAACGATTTCGCGGTTGAATACACGCAGAACGGGAATCACAAGGGATAAGGAGGAGTTATGGCATTTACAAAGGTTGACGAAGCGGAAATAAGGGCTGCCGGGGTAACCCCTCTGACAGATTCACCGACACTTCCGCCTGCACAGCTTAAAGAGAAATTCGACCAGAAGGGTGACATGGCGCTTGATGCGTTCAATAACCACATCGATGAGCTTGAGGCAACAACGGCGGCATCGAATATCGGTGCGACCGTCCCCACGGGTGTAACGGCGGCAGGGACGGTGCAATCCGTTCTTGGTGGTCTGGCACTGCTTGCGGTTGCGGCGGATGCGGTGAAACATTCCCATGAGAACAAGCAACTTCTTGATGGCCTGACATCTGGCCAGTTTTCCGGGTATGACGCTCTTGTTACAAACTACGGGAGCATTTCCCCGGTTACCACGCTGAACGCATTGAGCAATACCAGCCTTCCGACATGTAAGGCGGTTGCTGATTACATCTCTACGCTTGGATTCAAAACCTTTGATGCCGTTTATCCGGTTGGATGCATCGTGTTCTGCGAATTAGGTGTTGCTCCCGCAACGCTCTACGGACAGGGAACATGGACATCGGTCGGTGCGGCTGGCGATCTGATTGCATATAAGCGCACAGCATAAGGAGGGATAGATGGCGAACTCACGTATAACAATAAGTGAACTTCCCCTGCTTGATAGGGATGTTGCGGATACCGATTTACTCCCCATCGATGACGGCACCACAACTTATAAGGTATCGGTCGAAAACTTTGAGGCAACCTCTGCTGCGGCGGCAAGGGGATATGCACAAGCGGCGGCAGACAGTGCGGAAGAAGCGAAGGGATATAAGAACACTGCACAACAGGCGGTTTCTGATGTAGGCACACAGGTAACGGCGGCACAGAACTATGCGAGTGCGGCATCTGGGAGCGCAACGAGTGCATACAACT